CCGAGACTAACCTCGGAGTCGAGCGTCCCGTAGGCAGCTGTGTATGCCCCAGAAATCGGGGTCACCAATGTTGTGACTGCCATCTTAAAGGCTCCTAATTCTTCTCGGCCAAGGACATGACTTGCAGCCGTCTGCCGCCATTGAATCGCAACGTGTTCGAGACTCCCTCCATCTTGGAAGTCCCCGTTCTGTTTGAACCTTCCCACCACGAACTGTCTCGATCGACCGGCTCTGAGCACCCGGAGAAACGTAGCGGCTCAGCGAACGGAGAGACAGACGACTCGATGTAATACTGTGCCGAATTCTCCGTGAGCGTGTTCGCCCTGTTGATGACGTCCCACTGCTCGTGGAGCACCAGGATGATCTGACGGGAGATGAAGTCCAGTCCGTCCTCCGCGTCGAGTAGCTGTCCTCCCCACCGGTCGGTCGGAATGTTCGTCCCACGGATCGACACGGTCAGCAGAACCTCGAACTCCTCATCAAGGCACTCAACATTGTGAACTCTCGCCGTCCATGAACCGCCGTGAACACCAACGAACAGTCTTCCAGCTCGGGGATGTGGACGACCGCCTTGAGTGGTGTCAATCTCGCTTCCCTCGCCAAGAGTCAGTGACTCTTTGAGGACAAGCATGACCGCTCTTTTGAGGTTCCGCCTGCTCATTTGGCATTCTTCTGAAGGTACCCGACGAACTTCTCGATCATGTGTTCGTCAATGATCTTCTTCCATGTGGGCGGGATTGTACCATCTTCTGGCCACGCAGGGCGACATGACAACGCGAAGTCTGCGTACGGAACAACCGCCGGATCGACGTACACGACAACCTCGCCGCCTGACGACCTGACCGAGATGTTGTTGAAGAGCTTCCCGGTGTCAATCATGATCTCTGGGCCACGAGCCGTCGGCGCCCATGACATTCCGTTCGAATCCTGTCCCCCGCTCGCCTTGGCCTTGTAGTCAGACTTGATGGCGTCCAGTACCTTACCTGACAGTTCACGCATACTGTCTTCTGACATCGCATGCTCGGCTGCAAGCGAGATCAGTTCGTCGATGCTCCCACTGAATGCCATCAGAAGAACCTCGCCCAGCCTGTCCCTCCGTAGACGTCCACGTGCCTTGGCTTGGAAGAGTCGGTTCGCCCGGCACTGACGACCTGCTGGACCCTGATCCTTGCATCCACGTACCGGTTGTCGACCCGCAGATTCGACATGGCTGGAATTGGCTCGTGCCGGGGGGTCAGGTCCGGAATGTACCCGATCTCTCCAGACATCACCCGGTCGATGATCTCGGTGTAATACTCGCACTGACTCAAGATCGAGTCGGGAATTGAGTTTCCTCGGCGGCGGAAGATCTCGCATGCGGCAAGGTACGCGCAGCACCACTTGACCCAGTCACTGCTGGGAAAGCTCGATGGCTCGAACTTCATCCCCAGTCCCATGTCGATCTTGGCTGACGCTCGCTCGATCGCTTCGGTGACATACTGGATGGCCGTGGCCGTGTCGCCAGCCGCTGGGGAGATCGGGGACCCTGGGTCTTCAGTCCAAAGCGGCCATCGGTCGTCAGCATGAAGGTCGACGCCAACTTCGGACATGATCGACTCGACATCGGACTGGCTGCAGTACGCTGACATGTGGCAACCTCCGGGATTTGCAATGAAAAACAGAGCGGAAGCGGACTCCCGCAACCGCTCTGTGATCTATCTCCATCGGCAGCAGGACGTTGCCCGCGGCCTACGCTGCGTTCCCATTGGCTGAGGCCGGGACCCACGACATGTCGACTTCGATCGTACCACCATCGACAGCCGCGACGAGGACATTGACGTTGATGTCCTCGTTGCACATCTTGTCAACGATCGCAGCGACCGCACCGCCGACGGGTGACGCGCCGTTCCAGATCTCTCCAGCATCCAAGTCAGTTGCCGTGGTGACAGCAATCAGGCTGTCGACATCTGACGCGGTGCCGAGCGAAATTGTTGCCGTGGCCCCCGTCAGGCTGTCGGTGCATCGGACGACGAGAGACAAGATCCGGATGGCTCCGGTGATCGTGGCAATCTTCACTGTGCCAATCGCACCGCTGCCCGCTGCTCCGTCGAATGTGAATGACTTGACCATTCGTCGCGTCCGACGGCTGGCCATTGGCGTCACGAAACCAGTCATGTTTTCTCTCTCCGGTTACCGGTTTTTGTTGAGTGGAGTGGTTTGCGACCGGGGATGGAGCGGCGAGGTGGACACTGGAAGAAACCACGCTCGCCGCCCCGCCCGGAAGGCAGACCTTAGAACACGACCGTTCCGTACGCGTAAGCAGCCGGGACGTACGCGGCGGGAATCGCGTTGTCCAGGGCGAACAGCGTGGTGCCGGTCGGGTTCGAGGAGTTGACGGCCCAGGCATAGGTGCCTGTCCGAACGACCTGAGGAGCTCCTTCGCGATCACTGACCGGCTCGCTGCCTTCCAGCATCTGGAAGAGCTGAGGCCGGGGTGTCGGAAGGAACGCGGCGTTGCTGTCACCAATGTGCTTGGTGTACGTCGCACTGCCGTCAGGTCCGATCTCAACGCCCTCGTCCATGATCACCCACTCGATCCACGGCAGGCATCGCAACCGACCGCGGAACTGGTTGATCGGGGATCCATCAGGGTTGGTGCCGATACGTCGCTCGAACTCATCGAACGCGGTGTTGGCGACACCAGCCTGGGTGACGACGTAGTCGTTGTTGATTACGTTCTGCCACACAGCACTGGTCACCATGACCATGTTCAGCTGAGAACCAGCCAACACCTGAAACGCGGCATTGATGTCGGTCAGGTGCTTCGGGATGTTCGCCGTGGGGTTGTCCCACGACGTATCGATGATGTTGCCGGTCCCCAGCATGTTGAGCTGGCTCTTGTTGCCAGCTGGCATGCGGAAGTCCATGGTCATCACGGCACCGGAACTGGTGTGGTTCCAGTAGATCTCGTTGCCGTTCTGGTGAGCATACAACGCACCGCGAAGCATGCCCTGCAGAAGCAGCGTCCGATGGTTTCCGATGGTCTGCCCCAGGTACCGCTCCTGCTGAGCGATGTAAGACGCACCACCTTCATCGAACTGACTCGACGGACCGCCGATGGGCCGCAAGTTGTGGATCTCTTCGGCCGGAAGCCAGATGCTCGGATGGGTACGAGCGATCGTGTATGGCACGTTCCCGGCCTTCTGGCGGTTGATGCGAGTCGCAGCATCCCCTGGAGCCGACGCAGGGCCGGTGTACCGGGAGTTGTTGAAGACATCGTACGAACCGAACCGATGACCAACGGGGCGAACGGCGCGACCGCCCGGACCCATTTCGAACATGGTCAGAAGCGTCGTGTTGGTTGCAGCGATTCGGCTGACAACCTCCGTGATGACTTCTGCCCTCAAGACTGACTGAATCGATGGCATCTCAAATCACCTCTTCTGGTGTGGGTTATTTCTGTGACAGCACGAACTCTCACGACGGATTAGGTCGCGACAGTGATCGTTGCTCCGGTCAGGTTTTTGTAGATCCACTTGAGCCCGGCCGCAGTCCGGACACACTCGATCTGAAGCCGAGCACCGATCTTCTCGGATGCAGTCTGGAATGCCAGACTGTCGGCTGCCACGTCGTTGATGGCAACGATGTTGTCACCCTCGGCCGACGCGATAATCAGGTTCTGGTCGGCCATGTTCAGGAACTCGAACTTGACCCCTTCCGATGTCGCAATGGCGGGAAGCACGTGCGTCACGGCGCCTGTGCCAGTCGTTGCGATCAGAAGGCCAGACTGGCTTGCCGTCAGCGTCTGGGCCGTGGCGACCCAGAGGACACCAGTGTGCTCGTGCGGCTGACCCTGCAGGTCGTCATCGAAGATGAAGTTCTGCGAGAGCTGCTGACGAGCTTGATAGTCCAGGCCGATCAGCTGACCAGCCTTCACTGCACCACCAACCAGCACTGTGCAGAAGCGATCGACTGCGTTGCCATCAATGTCCGTCATCCGAAGACCCAGGGCATTGATGGCAACTGCCACTCGTTTCTCGGCGGTCGCTGACGTTGGGTCGTAGTTGGTGAACGACCCGTTCGACAGCTGCGCCAGGACAAGGCCCGGACGAAGGTCGGTCGTCGGAGTCGATCCCGAGTCGACGGTGGCGGAATCGATCACAGCGCGGAACAGAATGGCCGGTGGCCGCTCATTTCCTGCCTGACCCCACAGAATGCTTCGTTCGACCGTTTCGCGAGCGTCCTGGAAACCCGGGACCGCGAATCCGCCGGTTGCACCACTTGACATGTCATTACCTCGTGAACTTGAGAACTGAAAAACAAAAGCTCAGCACAGCACCCGGCGGTGCGTTACTTCTCAATGGCTGGGTGGTAGCCCAGGAGTTCGTCAGCCACTTCCTTGGCCTCTTCCTCGGACATCGCACCCTCAGGGTCGACCATCAGCTTGACGTCGAAGAACTCCGTCATGTTGTCTGACGTGCTGTCCCCGGTGGGCAGTGGACCGGCATTCTCCGGCAGTGCTTCCAGGGTCGACAGCTGGATGTCGAGCTCGGTCTTGTCGTCTTCTTCGTTCTCATCCAGGCTGAGCTGGATAGACCCGAGCTGTTCCTCCCACCCTTCCTTCATCTGCGGGGTGGCACGGCCAGTCTTGATCAGGTCGTCAATCCGCGACCGGTACGACTGGATCTTCGCCTCGCGGGCATCGCCCAGGATCTTGGCGAGGCGGGGGTTCTTGTTCGCAAGCTGAGACAGGTTCAGCACGGTGGTGTTCTCCTCATCTTCTCCGGTGTCAGACAGGCTGTCGCCCATCCCTTCACCGTCGCCATTGTTGTCTCCGCTGCCGCCTTCTTTTTTCACGGCCTTGTAGGTCATGATTGCTGCCAGCAGCGTATTCAGGTCCCCGGAAAGCTTGGTGCCTTCCGGAACGACCACGCCGAGCTCAGCCAAAGCCGCAACAACCTTGGCGTTCGATTCGTCACCATCTTCTCCAGGACCGGGCATGCCGTCCTGGTCATCATCGTTGATGCCGTCGTCGTTCGAATCTTCCGACGTCACATCAGATGCCGACGTGGCATCCACTTCGTCTTCTCGTTCATTGTCCATCGGCATGTCTTCTCCCATTCGGCTGAGGAGCATGGATTCCGGGGTGTCATTTTCAGGCCAAGGAAACTGGTACTTGACCTCAACAGATTCGTCAGACTCGCCGCTCTTCATGAAGACGGACGTGTAGAAGTCCTTTGCTTCACGAGCGGTCTTGAACTCATCAAGCGTGATTGCCTTGCCTTTGTGCTCCCCGGTCGTGTAGTAGAGGCTCGCAACGCCCCCCTCAGTGAACAGGACGCTGTCCTGGTTCAATGCTGACCCGATCTCCGACATCTTCTTGCGTTCGGAGTTCGGCACGAACGCGATCAGCGTTTCTTCTTCGCCACCGTAGTAACCGGTGCCCTTGGTGTACCGGTAACCCTGGTTCTGAAGGATGCGCTCGAGCTTGTCGTACCGCTCTCGAATCTCCTCTTCGGTGACTTCAACCTTGCCTTCGGTGTCGGCATCGCTTCCTGCGAGGTACTCCTTCTCCGGGTTGATCCCCGCGCTGATGTGAGTCGTCTTCGCGTTGCGAATCAGCCACTCGTACTCGCTATCAAGCAGGCCTTCCTTGATCTCGCTGCCTTCGCCGGGCTTGACCGGGATCGTCTTGTTGAGCAGGCCTTCGTCCCACTCCAGTCCATCCCACAGCATCTTCCCATTCTTGAGCTTCTTTGGAGGATCGACTTTGGACCCCCTCTTCTTGGTGTCCCCACTCTCTTCGCCAGCCTTACCTGATGCGGAGTCACCACCGTCAGCAGATTCGGGATCACCTCCCTTCTCTTTGCCTTCGGGCCACTTGTATTCGTAGGACTGCTTCTCCGTCCCAGACTCAAGCTTCTTCTTCTCTCCCTTGCTGAGGCCCTCGATGACCTCCTTGGGGATGAACTTCCCGCCAGGATAGAACGTGCCCTTCAAAGTGACTCCACCTTTGGGGGCTCGCTTGTGCTTTCCTTCGTCGAACGACAACTCGATCATTTCTGGTCCCGAGAGCGTGATGGTGTCGTAATCGAGAGTCGACAAGGTGAGTGTGTTTGAATCTGCCGGGGTAAATCGATCCCGCTGATCCTTGATCACAGGCTTGGACGTCAGCGCGACGTGCGTGATCGCGTTCTCCCAAACATCCCCCCGGCTGTCGATGAACCCCTTGGAGATTGCCGGTGAAACGTACCCACCAACCTGCTCAAGCCGCTTGGCGTCGTCTTCCATGGGGATGTCCATGCAGACTTCCAGCGACCCGTCATCACCAATCCGGAAGTCATCGACCCACCCAGCATTCAGCTTTGCGAGCTCGCGATTCCTGGATCGCATTTCATTACGAGACATCGGCTTCCCGAGCGGGTCTGACCGGTCAGGGTGCTCCCACGGAACAGGTATCTTGATCCCCTTTTCCTTCATCCGGGCCATCGTGTCTCGCCAGTGGGCTACGTCACTCTCGGTGACTTTGAGTAGACTTCCATCTGGCAGGACTTGGACGCCCGGTGCAATGATGTCTTTCCAGAACTTCACTCGTTCGGCCTCCGGCAGATCGTGTAGTGTCAAGCGATGCTAGGACTGTTTTTCAAGAGAAGTCAACGCGAATGCGTGTAGTGTTCGCCCTTACACGTAACAAGGAGCTCCCTGTAAATGGCCATCAACTACACGAACCTGTTCACGAACATCGGTGCGATCGTCAAGGAGATGAACACGTTCCGAACGGACTCGAAAGGCCTTGAGTCACGCAGGGACACGCTAAAGTCGCCATTTGAAACGAACGGAAACACTCGGCCGGTCCAGGGCATCTACGGGACGTACAACGGGTTCGAATCGAACTACGCAAGGCTCTCGGCTGAGTTGGTCGGCTACATCACGAACAGCCTCACCGACCTGGATGACGTCATCGACGCGTTGGACTTGCCCGACAACTCCCTGACGACGGTGCTCGACCGGCTATTCGATGACATGTTGATGCAGAGCCAGACGATCAAAGAATCCGTCGCAACCGTGGGCAGTTTCAGTGCGTACGGGACTCCGGTCGGGAACGGCTCGATCCTGACAACACAGGTCATGGACGGAATTACGGCACCGTCTGCTAATGTTCAATCTCGACCTGACTATGTCGGGCTGACATCGGAAGTCACGATCGATGACGTGACGACGATCCGCTGCATCGCCGACGAAGGCGACGGGCTAACGCCCGGACAGGAACAGTTCCAGATCCACGGACAACTCGCCGGTGAGCAGTGGGGACCTCGCGACTACGGCACCGGCACCGGACCGTCCATCCAGACGGCCGCAGCATTGGCGTTGAACTCGAACGGCAGCTTCGACACGGTCGAAGACCAGAACGGGACTGACGTTCCTTCGGGGTGGACCATTGCGACTGGCGACGAGACCAACGTCCAGTCGAACGCCAGTGCGTACCGCGGGGATTACGCTGTCGAGATCATCGGTGATGCGGCAACAGCCAACATCAGGCTCGAGCAAGACATCTCGCTCAACGACCGTGGCGGTTACATGGTGTCGTTCTGGCTTTACCCGCACACCACGAGCTCGATTATCGTTGGCGTTGACGGGACAGGTCTCGACGAGAAGCTCACGATCGACATGTCACTCGAGACGCCCGCAACGTGGGTTCTCAAGAGCTTCTACTTCACGATCCCATTCACAGCACCGACGGACGCCAAGATCTACATTCAGGCGTCTGGAACGTGGGGTGGGACAGTCACCGCCAAGGTCGACGACCTGTTCATCCTGACCCCGACTTGGCACAACGGCGTCGGGTATGTCATCGTCCCAGGGAGCACAAACTTCCGCCGACGGGACACATGGCAGTCGACGATCACTGTGGTTCGCGGGCTGTTCCAGGACAAGTTCCGCGAGGCCTACGGAATCCAAATGCCCAGCGCAACATCACCAACGATTTCGGACTCACTTGCACAATGACCACCGAGAAGATCACGTTCGACAACAAGGACGACCGCAAGCAGATTATCTCCGCGTTGGAGAAGCTTTCCCCAGAAGGCCGCATCGGCTTTCTGAAGTGGTGTTGCAGTCGCGCAAGCACACCAGCCCTAAGGCACACGGTTGGTCCCGGCACCTTAGGGCTGGTCAATGAGATCATGCTCGACGTTACGATGCTGATCATGCAGCACGGACTCAGCGAACGCGACGTCCTCTCCGAGCTCGAGAGACGGGCGAGGATTTACTCCTAGCCTTCGATCGCGTCCGAATCCTTGACTGGTCCATCAGCGAAGGATCCATCTTCTGGGGACCGGAAGCCTCGGTACGCGTCGACGATCCCTTTCTCCATTTCTTGGTCCGCCGAGGCTTCGCAATCCTCCTCGCTGCTTCTCTCAGCCTCCGGTTGCTCATCTTCGGTGGCCGTGTCGTTGGGGGAATTGAGGAAATCGACGACGCCCAACGAATTCGCGAGACCAGCACAGACTGCGATGGACAGTGCTTTTCCTGCAGCGCCGCCGCCAGCAGGCCGAGTAAACATGAGGTGGTAGACGTCCGGGTCATTCTCGTCCTGCTTGACATCAAGGTTCGTGTACAACTTCACTTTCTCCGTTTTCTTGCGTTCCGCCATCTGGCGTATTGTCGCCCGGCCCAACAACGTCCGGACCGTACTCGAATGATTCGTCTGGCGTCTCGCCTTGGATGCCGCCCGTCAGTTCCTGGAGCTTCAGGTTCTTGTCAGCGATCGCGCGGTCACGGATTGATGAGATCCTCCGGCAGTTCTGAAGGATGATCCCAACAACCCCGCGATGCCTGCCATGAGGGTCATTCTCTTCCAGGATCGCAGCGGCAGCTTCGATGCCGGGCGTGCCCAATGAGTTCGCGATGTCGCGGAACAAGAGCTGATACAACGCAACCGGGAACCGTCCGCGGCCGGACATGTCGAACACCCAGCGGGCCAGGAAATCACCAAGCTTTCTGCGGTCACTGACGGTGTCGAGCAAGCGGTCCTCGTATTCACTCACGTTCGATGCGTCGTAGTAAACGGCTGAGTCGCTTCCAGGGTCCCCAACGATCCGCACCGCCCCACATTCAGCCATCGCCGACAACTGCCGCATGACTTCGGACATGCAGGCGTTCCTCGCCGACTGGTACCACCGAACATACCTGGACTGGGCAACCTCCTCGGCTGTTGCACCATCCGCATCACGAATGATGTTCAGGGTGACCTTCATCGCGTCAGTCAGCGTCTGTGTCATTACTGCCTCCACTTCCAGTTCCTCATCGCCTGAATCCGCCGATCACGGTCGGGCGACTCGCCCCGCCACCGGACATTTCGTGTTCATGGTTGTCGGCGAACCATGCCGCCATGCTGAACGTGTCAACGCAGTCGTCGTGTTCAGACTCATCGCTTCCGAACGAGATCAACTCGCTGACATAAGCCCCCAACCACGGAGGCTGACCTTCCGGAAAGAATACATCTCCCTGTGACATCTTGATAGCTGCAACCGTCGCGCGGCTCACTTTGTCACGATCGCGACCATGCGGGCTGTACGGCAAGATCGTCATGCGGTGGAACCGGTCATCTTCGTAGATCCCTCGCTTCAGCTGCTGGATCACCCCGGTTCCGCTCGACGCATCTTCGATGATCGCGAAGGACGCGCCGTGCCTCGCTGACTCGCGATAGATCAATGGAGCGATGTCGGGTACTTCGAACCGATCCCTGACAGCGTACAGGAGGAACAGTCGGCCGGTCGTGTATTCCATTGCCCACACGGCCACTACGGTGTAATCGGACGTCGTCTTGGTCTTCGATGCCGTATCAGCCGTCACGAAATAGATCAGCCTGTCTGCTGCTGCGATCTGCAGCTGCCCGTCGTCGTCGTACCATCGCATGTGGTCGCCAGCCATGTGGTAGAACCGGAACCACGACTCCTTGAAGATGTGCCCTTCGCCAGTGATGTCCCAGTTGCCGTACTCAAGGCGTTCCCGCTCGAGCGGGTTCAGTCTGACCAGCGATCGGCGATACTCATCCTGGTCGACCGACGGGTTGTCCAGAACTCTCGCCGGAACGAAGTAGCGAGTCTCAACGCCCTGACCGCGGCAGTAGATGCAGCTGCCATCCTTCCCGCCTGTTCCGTAACACTCACCACACTCGAGCGTCTTATCCCAGACCTTGGTGAACCGCTTTTCCTTGTCGCCCGTCAGGTAGTCGTCGGGAATGAACCGCTCTTTCACCCACTGTCCGTGCTGACCGCCAGGGTTCGTGGCTGACCGGATGCGGATCGGGATCGGTATCCAGTCGAGTCGTCGCATGCGTGAGAACAGGTAGAGGTAGTTCTCAACGGGGATCTGAGTCAGCTCGTCGAAGATGACCGTCTGAACCTCGGCACCCTGGTACCGGTACCGGTCGTTCGCAGCGTCCATGTATCCGAACGCGATCCGGGCCTCGACAGGGCTTCCCAGCTCTTTCGAGAAGTCTGACTCGCTGACTCGCCACGGATCCGGGACTGGGTCCCCAACATGCCGCTTCCAGCTGGCGAATAGCTCGTAGGTCCACCTGGAATCGAAGTGGAACGAGTAGTTGTTCCCGTCCCAACGGCATCCCTCAATGTCGCTCAGGAGGTTCTGGGCCTTGTCCATGAGCGCACCGGCCAGGGACAGGTCCTTGTACGTCCGGCGAAACATGATGGCCGAGTAATTCGGGACGTCGGCATACTGCAGCGCGGCAGCAATCAGGGCGTAGGACTTCCCTCCCGCCGCTGCACCGCCGTAGAGAACCTCGAGCTCGCTTTCGAGGCCCAGGAACATCTTCTGCTTCTTGTGTAGGTTGGGCAGTGACTTGTCCAGGAATCGGTTCGACCGATACCCGCGGTTGATCCTCTGAACCAGAGCCATGACCTCAGCGCGGGCTCTATCGTCGAGCAGATCCCAGTGCTTCTTGCAGGATTCGAGTAAGCGAAGAAGACGCCTTCGGTCAAAGCCAAGGGTAGAACGCGGAGAAGACTGACCGCGTGATGATCGGGGAGACGTATCCTCCATCGAGATGTTTCGACTGATCAACGAAGGCTGCTCCGCATGAAATGATCGGAGAAACCGCCGGGCAAGCTGGAAAAGATGAAGCAAACCAACATGCGATAGCCTGCCTGACTTCGATGTCCATGACTCCTCTTGAGGCCATTCTGCGGTAGACCCAGTGTCTGGTAATCACTCGGTCATGACGGTCGACCATTTCCCGGGAGTCCGCCCCCATTGCCTTCAGTGTGATCAACTCCAGCGTTCTGCTCAACACCTGACTCCGATAGCTGGGCAATGACACTCTCCAGTGCGGCCATTGCGTTATCCACTTTTGACACCGGCTCGACGTTAACATCCCCAACGATGTTGGTCTGATTATTACTGACGACAGACTGGAAGATGACCGGCTTATCCTTGCGGGTGCCCTTGACGTCTGCGATCGAATCGAGCTCGCGACGGGCGCCGTGTCCTTGCTTCAGCCAGTAGTCAGCCTCTTTCTGGTAGTCGTTCCGGATGACCGACAGAAGATCCCTCTTCGCGACCGCGTCAGCGATATCGATGTCGCCCTCAGACTCAATGATCTCCATGTCCAGCGATCGGATCTCGGTGCAAACCCTGTCATAGACCTGGAGCATTCGCTCGGCCCTGACTGACGCGATAGACACGTGCTCGGACCAGTACACCCAGCTCGCCGTCGCCTGCTGCACTTCGTCGTCAGAAAACAGCCTGCGAGACGTTCCCCAGCACTCGTCAATGACTCCCTGCAGTGACTCGACAGGGACGCGGAAAGATGACGCCATGTGCGAGGCTGTCTGCTCTCGAGACAGCCCAAACGACATTCGCTTCTCAGCCAGCCGCACCAGTGTCTGGCGTGGCGGTAGGCTCGCGATCGCTTCCCTGACTTCCGGGGTCAACGGTGGGTCTTGCTGGTTGCTGTCCATGGCCACCTGACTGCAGCTGGATGTCGTTGATGAGCAGTCTTCGACAGTACTCGGAGATCGACACCCCGTAAATACGGGCGATCCTCTGTGCGCGGTCCTTGACTATGCTTGAGACACGGAACCCGATGAATTCCTCGGCCATCCTAGTCCTTCTTCCTTGCGAGACGAACCATGGTTTCGCCCAGCATGTCCGCAAAACTGGCGGGAAACTTCAGCGACAGCGGCTGACCCACTTCATTGAACCGCAGCAAGATCAGGACGTCATCGTTTTCCCGCTTGATCTGGCACGACAGCCCAGCGGACTCATCCGCAATGAACCACGACTGCAGATCACTGCAGAACCGGAAGCACGACGACGGTCCATACGACACATCAGGCACGTACGCCCGGGGCATCGCGTCGATTAAAGAAGCCGCATGGCACATCGTTTCCCACACGGGCCAGACTTCAATGTCCTGACCGTCCAGTGTCATCTGCTGTGTGCTCGCAAGTAGTGTGCGAAGCTTGCGGCAGAGCACCGTGTGGTCAATGCTTCCGTCTGGTTTGATGTGATCGTGCGTGTCCATGCGGCTCCTCCTTCCGGTCTGCTATTCGGGGGCTTCGTCCTCACCACCATTCTTCTGCAGCGTGGACGAAAGCTCCTCCGCGGTCAGCTGGATGTCCTTGATGATGTCGCCGCGAGACTCGGTCAGCTGGGCTAGAATTGCCGCACTGACGGTCGAAACGCAGCATGGCGGGACGCGAATCGTCCGCATGTCCCCTTCCGTCGCGATCTCGACCAGGATGCCGGTTTCTTCGCCCGATTCCATCTTGTCGAGAATGCGATCGACTTCGGACAAGCTGTCGTTGAGTGACTTGATCTTCTCGGCCGCATCAACGATGCAGCCCGTGTCAATGCAATCGTGTTCTTCGTGATCGTTCGGCATTGCTTCTCCAGCTTGTGATTGGTGGTTCCAGAATGCCCGTCTCTCCGAGCTGTCACGGTACTGGCACCCGTCCGTTTTGGGGAGACTTCCCGCCAGCTTCGGTCATCAGCCTCCGTGTCAGCTGATGATCTCGCCTACATGCACGGTCGGCGTGAATAAGGTTCAGATCCCCTTCGACTGAAGGAACTCTGCCGTGGTGATGATTGCGTCATTCGCTCCCGGGTGATCGATCCCCGCAAGCTCCTTCTCCGACACTTCGATCATCGCCAGGACGTGCGCCGCTCGCTCCGGGCTGTGCGGCAAGTTGGATTGCAGATTCAAGATCAACTCTTTCGCCAATCGTGAGTTCGTGTCCATGCAGCAGCCTTCCTTCCTTTGACAGTTTTTCGACATAGACGGAAGACAGGGAAATCCTCACCCCGGTGTAGGGGTTCGAGCACTCGATCACCCAAGAGAGATCTCTTCCGCCAGCAGTGACAATTGCATCAACGTAGAAGGTAACCGGGTTCCCGATCCCCTCTAAGATGATGCGAATTGGGTCACCAACTTTGTACGGGCAAACGATGTCAATCCAGTCGTTCTTGACGGCCTTCCTTCGTTCAGCAAGATTTTCGATCGACTCGTTTACCCACTCGAGCTCGGATTCGAGCTTACGGATCTTCATGTCGCGAATGTTCTTCTCGCGAACCTTGAGATCGTTACTGTCAGACGCCATGCGTGCCCTCCACTCCCCGGTCCTCCCGGCTGGCCGTCCGGCTCTCCAACGCGTCCAACGCCATCCGCAGGTTGTAGATGGCCGTGGCGTTCTCACTGCACGCAAACTTTGACTGCTGGTAATGCTCCAGCCTGCCCAGTGCGGCGGTGATCACATCCTCGACGAACGCACCGTTCGGCTCTTTGCGGTCGTTGCCGCGACCAAGCGGGCCGTTCTGCCAGCTGATCGCAATTCCTCTGCCCGACGTAACACCGCCTGCCGGATTGCCATCCGCATCAGTCCAATGCTCTTGGAACACCCCATAACCTGACATGCCTCCCTCCGCTTCCAGTGTGACTCGACGTTCAACCCTAGTGAAACGCAGCCAATTCCACCACACCAGCCCGGCAAAGTCAACTCGCATTGTCGCTTGTTGCATGCATAGAATGCGACCTGATGTTGGTACCAACAACGACCAGAGTTCCGTTCACGTGAAGGAGAGAGCCATGGCCGAAATGGGCAAAATGAGAACAGCCGAGCGACGAATCGCTCGTGGTCTTCGCGGTACGACCCGCGTCACAGGACAGCAAGTTCGTCGAGCTGGCGGGAATGTTGCCGCTGCCCGTGAAGCTGTCGCAGGTGGGGACACTCGCGGCGCACGGCCGCTCGCCAGACTGCAACGACGATTCCCGCAATCGCGTCCAGCCGCCGCAAGGTTCGGTCGCTCCGGTCGCGCCACGACCCCGTTCGAGGCTCAGGGTGGTGGAGCTGCTGGTCGCCGCCGGGCTCGACGAGCTCGCCGAGGATAATCCAGCCAGCAGTCCACCTTGCAACAGGTTGACCAAAGGCCTGCCCGTTCTCATGATCGGGCAGGCCTTTTGCTTTCACACACTGGACAACTGGAATGACATCACTCCTCACACAAACCAAAGCAGCACTGGAACTTGCCCGAAGCCAGCACGAAGAGATCATCATCTCGTACTCGGGCGGCAAAGACTCACTTTGCTGCTTAGACCTGCTGACGCGATACTGGGAGCCCCACCAGATCCACGGCTACTTCCTCTACATGATGCCGAACCTCGAATTCGAGCAGTCGAAGATCAAGCGAGCCGTGAGAAAGTTCGGCATTCACATCGACCAATTCCCGCACCCCGAACTGCAAAAGATGCTTCGGGAAGGATATCTGACGACACGTCCGGTGAACTTCTCACGAAACATGAAGTACGCCGACTACTACGAGCTCATGCGGGACCGGACTGGCGCCAAGCTTATCTGCTTCGGGCAGCGGATGCAGGAAAGCCTTCAGCGCCGCGGCATGATCATGTCGACCACCGGAGGCACCGGGTACGACCCCAGGCTTGCCAAGCTGTTCCCGATCTGCCAGTGGAACTCCAAGTCAGTCAGCCACTACCTGCAAAGCCGCAAGCTGTCTGACCTGATCGTCGACACGGGCGGTCTCGACACGTCAGGCGTGTCACTCGCAGGTCACTTCCTGATCTGGCTCGAGGAGCGGCACCCTGAAGACTTTGAGAGAGTTTGCAGACTTCTGCCGTTCGCCCGCGCGAAGTCAATGAGAGAACGTCAGCGGCTGGCCAAAGGCCTGACCGTGATGGGCAATCGATCCTAAACACTGG